CCGTCTAGAATTTCAATACGCATGGTAAACTTGTAATCACCAGCTGACGCCGCTGAACTTTGTTCAAAGAAGTCAAACTGTTTCTGATTTTGTTCGCCTACTAGCTTGCTAACAGCACCAGTGACATCATCACGTAGTTTGATAGGAATTGGTTCCCAGCTTGGCTTGCCTGCATAGTGGATTTTGCTGTTGTAGATTTCAATAACTTGATCAGTAAATTTGACCTGTGGGCGAGATGCTTCTGCAACTTGCTTTGTCAGCTCAGTTGTAGGAGTGCTTACACCAAAGTTTTCAAACATGATACGAAATCTATATTTTAACTTTGGCATCAACATGCCTTGTGAAGCCGCGCTTTGATCTGAAGCTAATGGTACTGTGAAGTTTGATAGTGCCGCGATTGCCATTTAATTTCTCCTTTATTTGCTACCTAAACCAGCAATAGCGCCAGTGTTCTCTAAACGTAATGGAATGTAAATAAATTCCACTGCCTTGACTGGCTCAATAGCTATATCAACGTGTAACTCATTAGCATCTATTCTGCTCGGAGTATTGTTAGTTGTATCGCATACTATCAAGTAATCGTACAAGGCTCGTTCTCCTGTGAGATTCAGCATTAATTTTTCAATTTGTTGTTTGATTGAGTTACGTGTAATTGTATCGTTTGGTTCAAATACATATGGCTTAGCAATAGCATTGAGCTGGTAGCGTAGATAAATTACCAAACGTGCCACGTTGATACGATTCACTGCACTGGCAACTAACGAACGTGTAAACTGCCCATATACAACTAGACCTGTGCCACCAATATAGGTAATAGGATTAACCTGTACTTTGGCCAGCGTATCGCGTTGTCCTGTGTTTAGTGATGTTGGCATAAACACACCTGTTTGTCCAACAATGTAACCAACTGAGTTTGCATTGGTAACTCCACCGCGACGTACACCTGCTGGTGCAAACCATGGATAACTCACGTTGTCGCTTAGTGCGATTGTGCGTAGCATGATATGGCTTGGAGGTACAGCAATATTGTTGCCGTACAAGTCAGTGGTTTCACCCCATGGATAGTAAACTGCTGTATTACTGTCAGTTGTAATCAGACCAATTTCACCGTCACCTGTGGCATTCTTTGAGTTACTGCCCCAAGCACTTAGGCTTGTTGCATCTGGTGTCAAACGTGCCGGAGCATCTGCTACGATAAATGATAGTAGACCGCGTCCTGTGTTTAAATTAACCAAAGAACTGGTTGTTTCAATATATCCTGGGCAACATAGTAAATCGTAAGTGAGACTGTCTTCGTTACGCATGTTTTGATTGCTGTTGATCAATCCGTTCAATGATGCTACCACCACTGCACGTTGACTCTTACGGCCAAACTGTCCTACACCTAAATAATCATTAGGACTTGCTGTTACCCAACGATCTGGATAGTAATAAGTCATGTAAGGAGAACCACTTAGGATTGTGTTTTGAGCGGCCACATTAACATAATTAGTAACATACTTCTTAACGTTGAATCCTGAACGACGTGTGTTCCACAACAACATACCTTTTGGATACAGTGCTGGATTAGGACAGTCAAAATCTACAAAGTCACTAGTAATCAGTGTGCCAGTTGCGGCGCCTGCAATAGTTTGTGGACTGGCTGCGCCTGTTTTTGCGCTGGCCGAGTTGGTGCTGTCATCATACCAGCGAGCATCAGCAAACACAATACCATTTTGTGTAGTATGATCGCTGTTGACAATCAGTACCCATGCTTTGGTCAATGCATTCCATGTGTACAGCGTTGGCCAAGCTTCTGTATTGCTTGAATTTAACCATAAATCACCGTGCTGTAAACTTGCACCTGATGAGTTAGTGGTTGGTTGCGTAGCAGAAATAATAGGACCATTGATGTCTGTAGTTGTGGCACTGTTTGCATAGCCAACACCTTGGTTGACAACAACTTTTCCTGCAGTTGAGCAGTAGCCTCTCCAGCGTGTGCCATCATTGATCATGATGTCTAAATCAGTGATCACTGTGTCATACCATAGGGTACCGTTGGCAGGAGTTGATGTAGGTGCTGTTGGGCTCACTGTTACCCAAGGAGTATTACTAGAGATTGACAGTGTATTGGCCCATGCTGATACCAAATACTTGCCGTCGCTGCCTGTTGAATCAGGAGCGGCAAAGAAATTGCTGATACTGATAGTGCCACTTGTGGTAAAGGCCTTGTTTAGCGGAGTGTTAGTACCATCAGTAAAGCGTATGTCACCACCCTGTGTATGAGATATAACAATCTGATTGTTTGCATTAATGCTGGCTACCACGTTGGTCAATGTTTGTACAGCGGCATTGAACGCGGCCACAAATGCCTGTGCATCTGATGTAGCGTTGCCCGAAGCAGTAAATGTAACTGCCGCACCACTCACTTGTGGTGCTGATGTTAGTGTAGAACTGCCTATCTGACTAGATGCCACAGCTACGATTGTGTTCGAACCGCTAGTAAATGTACTTGCTGTGATGATATTAGATGTTACAGTTGTAGCACCTGTTGACGCACGATAGTAAATTTTATAGTTGGCGTAGGTTGGATAGTTGATGCTGTTGATTGTTGTGAGTGATTCTGTATCGTTAAACTTGACATAAACTTGTCCCACTGGTATGTTTGCACCGCCACCTAATGGATCCAATGCAGCCATCGCTGACTGATTGTTGGCATACAACTGTGTAACTGAAGTTTGTTGTATCCAGCTGGCAGTTGTACCATTGTACAAACTGATATTGAAGTTGGCGCCTAGATTGACTGTAGTTGTTTTGATCCATACTGAACCTGACGGGAATCCTGTAGTGCCGGTCAGTGTGCCTGATGAATAATTGCCGAATTGTGGAACTTGATAATGCGGTGCAATAACCAACACTGGTGGATTATATGTACCAGCTGTAATACCCAGTGTGGTCAACGACATTGTGCCGGCTGCGATAGTAACCTGAGCACCGGTTGAATAGATATTTAGGAAACCGTTGCGCACACTAGATGTGATACCTGCTGAGGTCAATGCTGAGCTGGCGTTGATCGCTGTGGACAAACCTGCCAGCGTTGTGCCAGCAGTGGTGATTGTGTTGGCATTGATTATTATTGTTTGACTGGCAGTAAATGTTGGACTTGGTGCAGTTGAAGTGATAGTTGGCTGTGATTTGGCCCAAGCAGTTGTACCAACTTGTACCCAACTACTGTTGCTGACAGCAATAGTTGAGCCACCTGTACCGTCGTTTGCTGTATTTTTTGTTTTGTACCATAGAATATGTGTGTTGGTTGCTGATGAATTTGCAACCACGGCATAGTTACCTGAAGCTCCGTAGCTGGCCAATGGGCTATCATACACATCTAACCCATCAAACCCTGTTGACGGACTTAGGTATGCTGTGTTGGTAATAACTAACAGATTGCCTATTGACTGCTGTTCTTGAAATGTTTGTCCGTTTGTTGCAGTTGCCGCATTGGCATTCCATTCAAATACACCATAGTTTGTGGCAGTTGTGTTCCACCAATATGTACCGGCTGTTGGCGAACCTACTGGTATGCTGGTTGATCCTGTCAGTTGTCCGAGGTCAACTGGAGCACGTACCACATAGGCTTGATTGCTAACACCCAAGAAACTGTAGGCAGCTTGTAGACCGTATTCATTGATCTCACCTGCATTTACTGGATTGTTGCTGGCGTCTGTTTGAAAGTAAGGTACACCAAATGTGGCACCTAGGTCTGCTTGGCTGGTCAGTGTATATACTACACCAGCGTTGGCAGCCAACGTGCCCGGGGCAATTCCTGTGCCAGCTGAATTTGCTTTGTTTGCTTGTGAAGCTACTACGATTAGGGGTATGGTACCTGGGGCAGCGGGTGTATAGAACGATTCATTTACAACCGTTACGCTAATTCCTGGTGAACTTAATTGAGCCATTGTGTTATCTCCATGATGACATGCTGTTAATGTATTTATGGCATTTGGACTTTTTGGTGCAGTTATACTACCACAAAAAGGGGATAAAAAGGCTTAAATAATTGTATGAGACCACTGTGTATGTGCGGCCTAAGGCCAGCCGCTGTTAATTATCACAAAAACGGACGTACTTACTACAGACGTAAGTGTGAAACTTGCCTTGGTGGCAAAGGAACAGCACGATGGCTTCGTGCTGGATACAAAGTAAAACTCAGTTGCGATAAATGCGGGTTTAAGTCACAGCACAAAGAAGTGTTTGCTGTGTTTCATGTTGATGGCAATTTAGACAATTGCCATCATGCAAATCTCAAGACTGTATGTGCAAACTGTCAGAGAGTCCTACATAAAGAGGGCGTTCGTTGGCGTCAAGGTGATCTAGTTCCGGATCTATAAGCAGTTTGACCTGTTGATAAAGATCGTCAATAGTGCCATTGTTATTGAGCACAGCATCAAAACTAGTACCAACCCAAGCAGTTTCACTTGCGTGGATCATTTCAGTTTTTAACCAGTCTTGTGCATTGGCACTGCCTCGATTTGCCTGTACAGCAATGTCCAACCAATGTGGTTGAATACCGCGTTCGACACACACAATTTGTCCACCTGCACTTTTGATTGATTTGATTTCGTTAGGGAATCGGCAATCACTAATAACAATATTGTCTGTACTTGTGCGCAGTTTGTTTTCCAGTGCCGCAATCCACATGTCATCGTGGAATCCCTGACGGCAAACTTCTGTACCCCAGTATTGCAAGATCCAACGCGGAGTCAAATGTGGCATGCCCAGTCTTTCGGCCCACCAAGGATCCACTTGTTCTCGCCATTCACGGGCCTGTTTTGTGCGGCCTTCCAGCATGGTTCTGTCCCAACCAAACACTGCGCTGACAGCATCCTTAAGACTGTTGGCAAATGATTCTCGTCTAAACCCGTGAAAGTTAGTTAGATAATCTGCAATAGTATCTTTGCCCGAGCCAATAAAACCGCACACACCTATGAGCATAAGAATCCCCTGTAAGTAGTGCTAGTATATAACACTTTTATTACAGGGGTCAATATATTTTTTAACCTATTACGAAATAATAGCCCGAACCGCCGGGAACTAGCATTTCTAATTCCTTGTCCAATTTTTCAATCATCTCTTTGGCTTCGCTTTTTAGTGCAGTTCCGTTCAATGTTACAGGACTGCTAGGACCCGATATTGATCCAAACTTGCTACGTGCCTCGCCCAGCATTTCTTTACTAGTGGCCAAAGTGTAATCACGTATCCATTGTTTGGCGTACGGATCTTGTAACAATACCCAGTCAGGGCGATAGTTATAGGTCTGCACTAGAATCTGTTCGCCCTGTGCAAAAGGACGTTGTAAAATGTTCAAAATGTGTGTGGTAGGCTTCCAAAGGAATTCTATATAACTACCAAACATACGCCCCACTAGTTTCTGATAGCCAGCAAATGCATCGTATGTGGCCAATCCGCCCATCATACTTCCACTCATCAAATAGGTATTGGTATATGCTAGATTAAACGGCTCAAATAGCGTGCCGCCTGCACCAATACCAGTTCTTGAGCCAATAGCTCTACGAAACACTTGACGTACTGTGATAACTTCATCAGGTAATCTGTATTCATTTTCGTCCTGTATTAGTTCTAAAAACATGTAGCTTTCTTCTACAGCGTTGGGACTGCGCTGACGCATTCTATTTAGGGCACGATCTAGAGCCATCTCATAGTGAACGGGATCAAGTTCTACTTCAACCATACCATCGCCCAGCATGAGTTTGACGTACTCAAATACTTTGTTACGCTCTACAGTTGATGTACTTTGGGTGCTTGACGGTAGTGAATCTGCCATATAATTGTCCTCGTACTATATTTAGCTATCGATAAATATGTTACTATGCCACGCTTATCCCTATACAAACCAGAAAAAGGCAAGGACTACAAGTTCATTGACCGACAAGCCTCAGAGATGTTCACTGTGGGCGGAACTGATGTGTATTGGCACAAATATCTAGGTGCCAATACATCAGCTGAAAATGCCACTGCGGCACAGCCCAACTATGCCAATACCAGCGTGACCAACATACAAGATCTGCTGTTTTTAGAAAACCGAGATCGCACCTACGATAAAGAAATCTATAGAATTCGTGGGCTATATCAAGTTCAAAACATTGACTTTAATGTTAGTCAGTTTGGACTTTTCATTGAAAATGACACAGTCTACATGACTGTACACATCAATGACATACAAAAAATTATAGGGCGCAAGCCCATTACTGGTGATGTATTAGAACTGCCACATCTACGAGATGATTTTGCCCTAAACAATTACAATGTCAGTTTGCCCAGATACTATCAAGTTACTGATGTGGGTCGTGCAAGTGAAGGATTTTCAGTAACCTGGGCTCCGCATCTCTACAGATTAAAACTCAAGAAGGTGGCCAATCAACAACAGTTTACATCTATATTCAATGCACCCATTGCTGACAGCAACGGTGATCCTATAGTTGGTTCCAACACCACCTTGGCCGAGCTACTGAGCAACTACAATACCATAGTAAATGTGGGCGACCAAGTGGTGGCACAAGGTCAAGCAGATGCACCAAAAAGCGGTTACGAAACAAGACAATTTTATACATTGGCTGTAGATCCTGCAACAGGCAAGCCGGTGGTTCAGACAGCCGACGAGTCAACACTGGATACCAGTCAGATAAATTATCTTGCAAACGAAAATGCCGGAGTTCCTGTTCGCACAGGTTACACTGGCTATTTGATAGGCGACGGAATTCCAGACAACGGCTATGCCTTTGGATTTGGTATACAGTTTCCAGAATATCCCGGTGAGAATGATTTTTATCTTAGAACAGATTTTTTACCCAACAGACTATTTAGATTTGAAGGCAACAGTTGGATCAAAGTAGAGGATGCAGTGCGTATGGACATGACACAGACTGACTCGCGCAGTACCCTCAAGACCAGTTTTATCAACAACAACAACTACACTTACAACAGCGAAGTGGCTACCGATGTGGTCAACTTGGTTGCAAATGCTACATTTATCAACACTAGAATAACTTTTGCGACAGGCAGCGTGGCCAAGTATGCTGTGATCAAAATAGGCGTTACCACACTGGGATTTGCACTGAGCGATTATCCAACAACCCTGTACACTTCATATAACTATATCAGCCCAGTTGGCACTACCAGTGCTTGTTTACGAATCAACTTGCCCACGATCAATGGCATACAGCAAGTCATACCTAGTACAGGACAGTGGAGCATCACACTATATAACACAAGAGAAGCAGAAAGATCAAGTCTATCTACTGCACTCAGACCTAAGGCGGATTTCTAATGCAATGGTTCTATGACGGGCAGATAAGACGATATCTCACACAGACAATTCGTGTGTTCAGTAACTTTGTGGTCAAATATGGTGATGGCACACTGCATCAAGTGCCTGTAACTTACGGTGATGCTGACCGACAAGTTGCCAGTATATTGAACAATAATTCAGAAAACTCCATCAGTACTATACCCCGTATAGCAGTGTATATCACAGGTTTAGAACTGGATCGTAACAGACTGGCTGATCAAACCTATGTGGGCAAATTGCATTTTCGTGAACGTGATGTAAACAGTGCAGGCGAATACACTTCAGCACAAGGACGTAACTACACAGTGGAACGCTTGATGCCAACACCATTCAATCTAAAAATGAAATGCGACATCTGGGCATCAAGCACTGATCAGAAACTGCAAATACTGGAACAGATACTGGTGCTGTTCAATCCCAGTCTTGAAATACAAACCACAGATAACTACATTGACTGGACCAGTATCAGTGTGTTAAATCTAACTGATACTACATGGTCCAGCAGACAGGTTCCCCAGGGCGCTGACACAGCCATAGATGTTGCTAGCTTGACTTTAGAATCGCCTATATGGATCAGTCCGCCAGTCAAAGTCAAACATCTTGGTGTTATTACAAAAATTATCACCAACATACATCAGGGATCAGGTGCATATCCTGCAGGCTATATAGACGGACTGGGCATCGATCCTACATTACAAACAGACGGAGTGGCACCCAGCTTGGGTCAACTGCTGGCTACAGAAACTACCACTATCACAGGCTACACCATTCAAGTGTACAACGGACAGGCCAGATTGTACAGTGGTACAGATGGATATGTGCCCCTAGCACCCACTCTGGATATTCCTGCAAGCACTGGTAGTCCTGTAGATTGGGCACAACTGTTCCAATTGTATCCTGGACAATATACCGCAGGTTCTAGTCAAATATTCCTACAGCAGTCCAGCGGAAACTATGTGATAGGAACTATTGCAGTCAACAGTTTGGATACAAAATTATTGCAGATCAATTACAATCCAGACACTTATCCCAGCAACACGGGTATTGACAGCAACGGGTATCTCAGCACAGATACTGCACACTACAACGCCGCTGCCAGTCGTAGGCCCAATAGCCCTGGCACATTTGATGCTATTATCAATCCACAAACCTATGTGCCCACTGGCGCTGTGGCAGGAAGACGATATCTTGTGATTGAAGATATTGGCAGTAGTATCAATACCAGTCCGTCGTCTGTGTGGGGGTCGTTGGTGGCTCAAGCCAATGACATTATAGAATATACAGGAACTGTATGGCGTGTTATTTTCAACAGCAATCAAGAACACGATACCATGGTGTGGCAAACTAATATATACACAGGAGTTCAATACTTATGGAACGGTGTTTCATGGGTCAAGAGTTTCGAGGGTGAATATACTGCCGCACAATGGAAAATCATATTGTAAAAGAACAAATAGTCTGTAGCGGAGCATTGTTTTATGCCAAATCTACGAGACGTTTTCTACTGCTACAAAAAGCTACAGGTAAGCATGAAGGTACTTGGGGCCTAGTGGGCGGTACCAATGTCACAGGCGAAACGCCTTGGCAGGGTCTACAGCGTGAAATTACCGAAGAAATTGGTAGTCACCCCAGCATAATAAAAACTATTCCGCTAGAAACATTTGTATCAAACGATCGTGTATTCAACTTTCACACTTACCTGTGTGTAGTTGACGCAGAATTTGTACCTGTGCTAAGTGATGAACATCAAGGTTGGGCATGGGCTACAATGGATCGTTCTCCAAAACCTTTGCATCAAGGACTCCGTAATAGTTTTTCAAGCAAAACTATTCGCACAAAATTACAAACTGTCTTCGATCTAGTGGAGTTAATCTAATGTTTGATTGGTTTAAAAAGAAAAAAAGCTGGGTAAGATTTTATTCCCTTGATCAAAATGTATCAACCATTTATCCAGTTATAAAAAATACACTTGTTGAGCGCGACTGGAACGGATTAGGTAATCTTGATCGCAATCGTCCTGAACAAGGCAATCAAACTGTACTAAATTGTCCGGCGATAAAACAAATTAATCGAGCGGGCTATGTGATTTGTGCGCCGGCTGATTTTATTATCAAAACAGGCAAGGGCCCTACAGATATATCCTGGGAGCATCCATTTTCATTCAAACGTCACAGCAACAAATATACATTTGGCGGCACTGATTATTACATCAGCTGGCACAGTCCTCCGCAGGTTGAACCGTTAATACCTCGAGAATGCCCGCACAGCGAAAAACAGTATCATCATAGTGGGGTTAAAGTGGAAACGCCATGGCGTGTCAAAGCCAGTGACGATATTGTATTCCTACAAATTCCAGTGACTTATACCAATGAAGAACGCTTTACTGCGGCTATTGGCATTGTTGATCCACGCTACATGCATGCAATCAGTGTACAACTATTTTGGCATATAATTGAAGGCGAAGTTCTTGTCAAAGCAGGCACACCGCTTGTACAGTATGTACCGATCAGCAGAGAGTTACTGAACAGTAACAATATAGAATTTATAGTTGATAGTGCAGACGACGTCGATCGTGAAATAGAGGATGCTTATGTGTTTTCAAATCACAGCCGATTCCCTAAGACAGATACAGTGGGTAACAAAATCAGGATTATTACTGACCTGTTTCGCTATTTTAGAAACAAATATCCCAAGAATAAAATTTAAATTTTAAGTCGAGTCAACGGATCTACGTTGATGTCACCGCTGATAAATGTGTTAAACGACAGACTAAATCGCGGTTTGTCGCCAATGTACTCTTCAACCATGTGCTCTACATTACTGGGGAATATTAGCATAGTACCAGCTTCCGGAACTACTGACCAACTACGTGAATTATACAAGTTAGACTCAACAATATTGTATTCAATTGTGTCATACTGGCTGGTAATAAATTTAATGCGGCCGCTGTCGCCTTCGCTGTCAAGATAAACTACACCTGATAAGATACTGTTAGGATGCCAATGTCTATGATGACTTTGTCCTTTTTCTGTTTTGTTAAACCAACTTTCAGTAACATACATCTTTACATTTGGATTTGCACCCATGATTCCGTAAAAGTATTCCACAAGGTTATCTGAAATCTGATTGGCAAAGTCAGTTAATACAGGATCGTCAAGCACTTTTTGAGATTCGCTAATCCAGTTTTGATAGTTCCTTGCCCATTTGATATTAGACAAGTCCACTTTAGAAACGTCTAAGTGTGTTTTAAAAATTGGCTTTGAAAACAAAGGCCATAGTTGCTTTTCGGACATAGTTCCTTTCAGGTCTGCAGAACATCTGCGTGTACAATGATATATATTACACTACAAAAAAACTTCGAGAAGAACTGGTTATGATAAACTCAATTTGTGTACTAGGTGGCGGCAACGCTGGTTTAATGAATGCACTGTACCTCAAGGCATCTATTCCGCACCTTGATATTACCTTGGTCAAATCCAGCAAAATTGGAACCATAGGTGTCGGAGAGGGATCTACTGAACACTGGACACGATTTGCTAATGCAGTTGGTATTAGTTTTATAGAATTAATTGAGCATTGCGGTGCGACTATTAAAACAGGTATTAAGTTTGAAAATTGGCACGGTGACGGTACTAGCTATTTTCATAGTTTACCCGAAGGATATGTCGGAATGGATCCACATACTGGCGCGGCATACTCTATGATGCGAATAATAGGTGACGGTATAAAAGCTGAGGATATGCACTGGAAGATGATCCTTGAAGACAACATGGTGGCGGAACCGTTAACTGATTACTATCAGTTTCACTTTGACAGTGAAAAATTAAATGCATACTTAGAAAAATTATGTACTGGACGAGGTATATCTATAGTTGAAGCTGAAGTTGTAGACTGTGTTTTAGACGATGCTGGTTTTGTCAAATCAATTGTTAGCTCTGATAATCAACACTACTCTGCAGACTTCTTTATTGACAGTAGCGGATTTAGACGAGTAATTGCATCCAAACTTGGTGCTACGTGGGTTGACTGGTCGGCTCATTTACCAATGAACAGTGCAGTAGCCTTTCAAACTACTGATCAAGATGACATACCAGTATACACATTATCGAAAGCCATGGACAGTGGATGGCACTGGCGCAGTCCGGTACAGGGGCGCTTTGGTAATGGATACGTATTCAGCGATCAATTTATTACTGAAGATCAAGCGATCGCAGAAATACAAACACATTTTAAAGACACTATTAATATTGGCAGAAAGATTAACTTTGTATCAGGAAGAGTAAACAAGGCATGGATCAAGAACTGTGTAAGTATTGGTCTTAGCAGTAACTTTGTAGAGCCCCTTGAAGCTAGCAGTATCTCAACTACTATTCAACAATCAAGATTATTAGTTGCTGGATTATGGAACTGGCATCGTAATGACTCTGCAACAATTAACGAGTATAATAGAGTATTTGACGATATGATGCTAAACGTGTTAGACTTTATTCAGCTACACTATTTCACACAGCGAGAAGATACAGAGTTCTGGCGCTGGTGTAAACATGATATAAAGATGACAGAGTTTAATAAAGCTAACATAGAAAATTTTAAAACAAATTTTATTAATCAAATAGTATTACCAGAAGACGGTTTAATGTCGTTGTTTAGAATTTATGATTGTTTAAACTGGACACAAGTTATGCATGGGCTAAGAATGTTTGATACTGCTAAAATTAAACAGTTATACGATGCACAATACGGAGCAAAATATAGAGAGCGGTGTGAAAGCAACATTAAACAAATGCATAGTTCTACTACAGATGGGTGGATGAAACACAAGGATGCTATTGCCCTTGTTAAACAGCGATTAAAAGGAATAGAATACGCATTATGATCAATTCAGTTTGTATACT